ATCCTCCCCGTGCGGCAGTTCATCGCGCTGAACTTCCGTCCCCTGCGGGCGAACAACTCCCGCACGATCTCCACGCGGCACAGCTCGCCGCTCACGCGGCAGACGTAGGCTGAGCCGATTCTCACTTCCGAACCTCTCATGCTCTCCTCCTCCGCGCCGCCGCACGATCGCGGAGCGCTTCCTCTTCCATCCGTTCGCCGTCCATCCCCGTGATGACAGCGCCGAACACGTCGCAATGAATCAACACCGTCTCGCGGCGAACGTCCACCGCGATCGTGCATGAATCATCCCGCCGCACTCCCGCGAGCCACGGGCGCGCGTCCGACGGGCGAACGTCCCAAGCGTGGCACACCGTCTGTAGTGCCGCGGCGAACATGTCCTCACGACATGTTGACGCCGCGATAGCCTCTTGAACGTCTCGCCTCATGATCTCACCCCGAACAACGTCTCGTCGTCGATGATCGGACGAGCCGGCCGCGAAGCGAACGCCTCCGCGTCCTCCCGGTTTTCGAACGCCGCCACCTGTTTCCACCCGAACGCCGTCTGTTCCGTCACTTCGAAGAACTCCGTCGTCGTCTCCGCGTCTTCGTCGATGTGTCGGACGTGGTTCACGTGCCGCATATCAGTCTCCCACTCGTCACCTCGACCGCCCGCACCGTGCAGATCGGCCGCCCGTATCCTAATCGACCGGGAAACCGGAATACAACAACAAAAACTGATTTTTTCTTCGATGGCCTGTAATCGTTCAATCCGTTCACCGCGGCGGGATGTAGTGAAAATGACTACATTGTAGTGGAAATCACTACACGGTGAGATTGAGAATCAGTCTCAATTGGTGAGCTTACCACTGTCCGTTTGCGGTCTTCCTCGTCGCGAGGTCGGCGCGGATCGGCGGGTCTGCGGCTGCCTGGTGCGCGTTCCGGACTCCAGCCGGCCGATAATCCGCCCGTTCTCGATCAATTCGGCGTCCATATGTCGCGGATCGTGATCGGCGACGCCACTACGGATAGACTCCGCACGGCATTCGGCGTATCGAGCGCTACACCGCAGAACGTGCACGGCGGTAACATAGTAGCCATTATCGGACCCTACGGGTAGCGGCGGAATGCCGTTGGGGGAGCGGATCGTGCGGCACGGCGAACGCTGTGGGTAGTGGTCGATTGCCGGTGCCAGGGCGACATATGCGGCGTCATCGGCCAGCTCGCCGCGCGTTGCGACATCTGCGCAGGCGCGCGCGCGTCTGACGCGCGAGGGGTGGCAGGTGGGTGGCTCCGGGGGACCGCCCCGGGCTCCCTCGGCCTTTTTATACGTAGGGTCCCCCTCCCTACATTTCCGAAAATTACAGTCCTGTTCTCATGCGCCGTAGGCCTCGCCGAGCGTTCGATCGTTGACCGAATCTTAGCAGTCCGCATGCTCTGAAGTATATTTCACCAAAGTTCCTCTGTTCCAATTCCGACCCCCAGTTTCCCCTTTCCCCCCTAGGGGAATTGAAAAAACCTCCCTAGCACACAAACCCCCAAACATGGTCGATTTTTGGAACAACGGAACTCAGAAGCCGCCTGGGGAGGCGCTTTCCGGCTTCAACCGGAGGCCGGTAAGGAAAAATGCCTTCTCTTGGGTCTTGGATCCGAGGACGCCGAGCTTGCGTTTCGGGAAACCACGGTCGGCCATATGCTCTAAAAGTATGATCTTTCCGAGGGGTTTTTCCTTGTTGCGCTCGCAGAAGGCGTTGTAGGCGCGGAAAAACTCAGGCCAGTTCTGTCTGTAGAGCTTGGGGTCTGAGCCTGTGGGGGCGATTTCGCAGCAGGAGTCGAAGAAGTCGGCGAGGGCATCCTGGGACTGGCGGTAGTCCTCGGAGGCGGCTTTGACGGAGTCCGGGGCGTCGAGTCCGCACGCTCTCCAGGCCATGCACCCGGCGATGGCCCAGTTGAGGATACCTGGCAGTTCGTCGGCGAGAAGGGAGGTGAGGTCGGGGTTTTGCTCGGAGGCGGGGATTTGGACGTCGAAGGGGATGAGGTAGACGCGCCGCCAAATGCCGTCGTCCTGGCCCTTTATGCGCGGGCGGTGGTTGCCGGAGATGAAGAGCTTGTGGGAGGGGTCGAACTGCCAGAAGTCTTCGCGCATCCGGCGTCCTTCGAGTCGGTCGCCGCCGGTGAGCTTCTTGAGCTTGGATTCGTCGAAGGACTTGCCGAGGGGCGCTTCGGAGGTGACGGCGAAGCGGACGCCGTGGAGGTCGGCGATCTCGGTGGGGTGGCGGTCGCCTTGGGCTTCGATGAACATCTCCACGGGGACGGTGCGGGAGTATTCGCCGAGGAGTTTCATGATGGTGTTGAGGATGGTGGACTTGCCGTTCGCGCCGCGGCCGTAGAGGAAGAAGAAGCCGTGTTGGGCGATGACGCCGGTGAGGGCGTATCCGACGGCGCGCTGGAGGAACTGGGAGACGGCGGTGTCGGGGATGCAGCGGTCGAGGACGCGCCGCCACATGGGGCAGCGGGCCTCGGGGTTGAAGACGACGGGTGCGCATCGGGTGATGAGGTCGGAGGGGTCGTGGTCGCGGAGTTCACCGGTGCGGAGGTCGATGGTGCCGTTGAGGACGTTGAGGAGCCAGGGGTCGCGGTTCATGGCGTCGATGAGGACGGGAACGCCGTCCTCGGAGCGGGCGAGGGCTTCCATGGAGGAGCGCGCGCGAGAGGACTCGGAGGAGGAGAGGAACTTGAGTTCGTCCTGGATTTCGGCTCGGGCGAGGCGGTCGGGGTGGTCCTTGGGGGCGTCGGCGGGCGGGGTGGGGATGGAGCGGAGTCGGTTCATGGCGGACTGACGGGCGGCGCGAAGAGTGTCCTTGATGCGGGCGGACACGTCGCCGATGTCGTCGGTTTGCCACTGGATGTCGCGCCAGGTGTGCCACTTCTTCCATGGGTGGCAGTAGCGGATTTCGTGGCCGTGTCGATCGACGAGACGTTCGGCGTTTCCGGTATCGGTGAACGGTCGGTTGATGACGGGGGCCTCGGCGCGTGCGGCGCGGGGTCGGGCTCGGCCGGCGGCGATGCCGCGCTTGATGGTGTCTTGGCACTTGGCGGCTCCGTCGTCGGAGACGGCTCCGCACTCGACGGCGGCGGCCATGAGGGAGGAGGTGATTTCCTGCTCGGTGACGGCGGTCGTTTCCATGTAGGTGCCGAGGAGGAAGGACTCCTTGAAGAGCACGGAGTTGCGGGAGCCGGACTGCGCGCGTGCGACGGTGTCGTGCGAGCGGCGGACGGCGTCAAGACCCCACTGGCGGGAGGCGGGGATGGGGGAGTAGGACTCGGGTTCGGGGGACTCGGCGGGCGCGGGAATGCAAAGCCCTTCGAGAATGTCGGCGAAGTCGGAGGCGTTGTACTCGCGCCGGGCGTCGCAGAAGTCAAGGGTGACTTCGACGGGGTCGGACTTCTGGTGGAGGGTGCCGGGCATCCGAAGGACGCGCGCGATGTCGGTCGCCCTGGGATCGCCGCCGATTGCGGCCGCAAGTGCTCGGTTGAGAGCGACGGATTCCTCTGGGGTGATGGGTTCCTTGAGTTTCCAGAGGAGGTGTTGTTTTCCGGGGGATGTCGTGACGACGATGGTCGGTTGTGGGAATGATGCGAGGAGGGAGGACGGCTCGCGGTCGAGGTCCACCCAGAGGACGCGGCATTCGAGGACGTTGGCGGCGGTGCCGTCGGCGGCATCGGGGTTGCGCGGGTTGACGCCGTAGAAGACGCCGTAGCCCGGGAGTGCGGAGGCGCGTTCGACTGCGTTGACTGCGTCGTCGATGGTGAAGTAGACGCCGGAGCGCGGGCGGCGCTCGGCTCCGTCGGGGGAGGCCGCGTCGGGGAACGCTCGAAGGTTGATGCCGTCGCCGTCGTTGAAGAGGGTTTCGAGGAGTCGGCGAGAGGAGGAGAGGGTGGTCATGCGACGGGTCCGTTCGTGGTAGGGTTGTCCGTGATGGGGCCGCCCGGGAGGCCGCCCGTGAGGGAGCGATCGAAGATGGAGCCGTAAGGAATGGGGGCTTCGTTGGTTTCGATGGGGCGGTGTTCTCCGCAGCCGTCGTTCGGTTCAGTGAGCGGCCATCGGGCTTCGCTTGAGAGTGATGGCTTGGGGACATATCGACGACACAGGCCCCGCGAATAGTGCGACTGTTTGCGGTCCCAGAACTGGCACGACGAACACGGCGGCAACGGCATGATCCTCTCCGAGAAAAAAGAAACCCGCCCACCCTCGGAAGCGACGCCAGAGGGGTGAGCGGGTTGGGGGGGGGTATGGAGGCCCCGGAATGTGGTGTCTCCGGCGTCGCTGGCGGATTATGGCACTGAGGGCGGCGGGGTGTCAATGGGGTTGGTGGTCGGATGGAAAGACCAGATGTCGCGGCGCTCCTGTTCGAGCGTCGGATCGACGAGCCCGATGGTGAACGGCTCGCCGAGAAGGACGTAGTCCTTGGCCTTCTCGTTCAAGAAGTAGAGCCACGGTGTCGGTTTGAAGATCACGTCGCGCGCCGCCGCGGCCCATCCGCGCAAAGCGCGTGGCCAGCAACGCTCGAACGCTCGTTGTCGGGCAAGCTGTTCGCGCGGAGTGCGTGCGCGGTTCCTCGCGTGGCGTGACTTGCGCGTGGTTTTACGGTTCCAGGGCATTCGGCTTCTCCATCTCCGCAATCGCGCGGTCGCACTCGGCGCGCATCCCCTTCAAGTCTTCGAGATCGATGTAGTGCGTGATCGAAATCCCCGCGCGCGAAGTCACGAAGAGGCCGTACTTGCCGAGCAATGCGTTCCCCTCGCAAACCCGTATCACGAAGTGCTCGCCCGGGCGGAACGCGTTGCTGAAATCCATGAGATTCATTCCTCAACATCTCCTTCCATGTGGGAGGTCCAGACGCGCACGGTGCGCTCGTCCAAGTAGTCGGACCACAACTCGTCGGTGACGACGATCGGTTCCCATCCCGACAACTGATTCAGTCGATCGTACATCGCCATCAACGACCGCATCGCCTCACGGCGCTCGGGGGTGTTGGGGACTTCGGCGTCGTCGTAGATCGTGAATTCGGTCATCCAATCACCCTCCTCACATCCTCAACCGACCTCATGCGAAGTTCTCGGGGTTCGCCGCGACGAGTCGCCCGATCTCGACATCTTGATTGATGAAGGCTCGTTGCTCGATCCATTCGCGTTCTGGAAATGGCTCTCCGCACACGCGAGATGAGCGCGCCACAAGTCGATCGACGTAAATCTTTTCGCACGGAACGCAGAACCCCCAGGACATCTTTGTCCAGTAGATTGTCGCGATCTTTCCGCACTCAACGCAATTGATGTCGCGCGCCTTCATCCGATTACCTTTCGCAAATCCTCAACCGACCGCGCCAACACGTACACCCCGCCGCGCTTCTCGCACGCCGCCTGAAACGCTCGTTGCTCGGGCGACTGTCGTCCACCGTTTCGCCGCTTGCACTCGATCCCGACGAACTGGCCGTTTGGGGGAACGATGCAGATGATGTCGGGGGAGCCGGGGAGGCCGAAGCGGACGAATGTTCCCGTATCGACTCCGTGATGCGCGCCCACACTGTTGCGCCACACGAGCCATGACGCGCGCTCCCGCGCGAGCCACTGAAGGACTTCGCGGAGGACGTTGGACTCGGCGTTGAGGTCGGGGGTGTCGCCCGCTGGATTAGGTGTCATGCGAACAGATTCCCCGTTCTTGCCGACAAGCGCCGCGCGGCGATCTCGCAGTAACGCTCCTCGATCTCGATGCCGATCGCGCGGCGGTTGAGGTCGGCGGCGGCTACGAGGGTAGAGCCGCTGCCAGCGAATGGATCAAGAACGATTCCGGTACATCGGTCGATCAGATTCTTCATTAAGTCGATCGGCTTTGCGTGAGGATGTCCGGTGATCCCGGCCGGAGACTTCGTTCCTCCCACCATCGGGATGCAGCTTTCGACAACTGATGACCATCGACATGCGACCAATGGATGAAGTCCACACAAGAAAATCGCCTCGACATCGCGCCGATAACCGATCGTCGAGCCGACGACTCCTGCATCATTCGGCTTTTTCCATATCAGGATGTGCCGAAGACCTGGAGGGAATGGCGCGTAGAGAGACCCAAAAACGACCGATGGCTTGTCGCCCCACTGTTGCAGTGCCCAGTCCCTATATGATGTGTCATGATCGTTCACGATTCCGTCATGACGCCTCGAGCCTGCCGCTGCATTTTCGCTCTTGGACCATGAAATCCCATACGGCGGGTCCGTCACCAAAACATCAGCCGCGATCGTCGGCAAAATCTCGCGACAGTCACCGTGGTAGAGGGTGACGAAATCGTCGGAGTAGTACGGATCACTGCTCATCGTTCATCTCATCCGCCGCCTTCCCGCACCGATAGATGGTCGAGATCACGGCGACCGCGGCGACCGCGGCGAGAATGATTGCGAAGGTCATCGCATGGTCTCCTTCAGTATGAGGTCGAACAGGTTTACCGTCTCATCTTTCGGCACGGATGCCAACACTTCTTTGGTTGGCCATCGACGGAAAATCTCCTCGTAGCGACCCGACGCCCACTGCCGCGCGGTCTTCGCGCTCGTGTACTTCCTCGACTCGGGGTATTTGACCGCGTGGTGCATGAGCGTTCGATAGGCCCAAATCTTGAGATCGTCGCTCGCCGTCGCGGTTTCTTCGAACTCGCGGTCACCGATCGGCGGATTCGGCCACATGCCGAACTCGACGCGGTAGCGTCCGATCGCCCACGACCGACATCTTTCGGCGTCCGTCGCGATGTCGAGAAGCTGAATCCATCGGTGGACGCGCTCGGGCGGAACCCCGCGCGAAACCTCCACCAGTTCCCCGTCCACGACCGCGAGTTTGCGCGGCTTCACTGTGAACTCCGCACCGCAATGCGGACACATATCCACCGCGTTATCGACGAGCGCCATGCACTCGCCGCACCGCTTCAATCCGAGATTCGCCCCGCATCCGGTCGCGAGCTTCACGCGCCCATTAAGCGACCACTCGTAGCGGTTGTCGCCCCGGTAGTGGTGACGGTGCCAGTTACCCGCGTGGTCGAGAACGACGGGCGTTCGCTTGCCTTCGCTGATGCGCATCGCGCGGCCGAACATCTGAATCTGCAACGTGAGCGATTCGGTCGGGCGCATGAGGATGACGCATTCGAGCGCGGGGAGGTCGAAACCTTCTGTGGCGATTCCGACGTTCGAAACGAGAGCCGTTGCCCCGGACCGCAGACGCTCGAAGATCGCTTCGCGTTCCGCCTTCGGCGTCGATCCGTCAACGTGCTCGGCGATCACCCCCGCTGCGACGAATGCCGCGACGATCGACTTCGAGTGCTGGATGTCCACGGCGAACGCAAGCGTCCGGTATCCGGCCGCGTGTCGGAACCAATGCGCCACGGCATCGCCGACGAGCGCGGGCTTGTTGACGCACTGTCCGAGAGCGCCGATATTGTAGTCGCCCGCCGTTTTCTTGATCCCGTGGAGATCCGGGGACGCGCCCGCGAACATGCGGGGGAGCATGAGGAATCCGTCGCGGATTAGGTCGTCGGTGTGGGCAGCGAGGATGATCGTGCCGAATAGTCCGCGCAATGGCTTCCCGTCGTGCCGCGCGGGGGTGGCGGATAGTCCCAAACGTGGAACACTCATGCACTTAGCATATGAATCAGCGGCCGAATGTTGACTTTCATCTATGACGACGTAGTCGCACGCCGGTAGCCCACGCCGCGCGATTTTCTGAATCGAGATGACTTCGACATTCGGAATCCCCGCGAGGTGTCGAATCGCCTGGTCTTCAAGCTCTTTGCGGTGGACCGTCCAGACGCATCGTTGATTGATGCGCTGGACGATCTCGCGAGCCATGACCGTCTTACCAGACCCGGTCGGCGAGCATAAAATCGGATTCAAGCCGTTCGCGTGCGCGGTGACAGTTTGCTCGACGGCGGCTGACTGGTAGGGCCTGAGGATCATTCCGCCGAAGGAGCCGACTTCACCGCCGCGCGCATCTGGGCGATGACGACTTGGAGGTAGGACACGGGGAAATGGATCTGCTCTTCGCCTTGGCGGATCATCACATCGTCGCCTTCGACGTTGATTTCGAGGGACTGGAAACCTTGGACTGTCGGCATTCGATACTCCTAAAAAAGAAGCCCCGGCCGTGGATTGCGACACCCGTGGGCCGAGGCTTCACCCTATGACGGAAGGGTATTCGGTGTGGGTGTCGCGACGAAATCCTACATTTTTTGATGGACGATAAAAGACAAATCTTGTGTTGTATTTTTTGAACGTATGTAGTAAATTTTGAACATGAGCGAAACCAAAAGCGACTTCAAAAGCGAACCGAAAAACGACCCGAAGACGCCCGCGCAAGAGATCGCGATCTGCCGCAAGGAACTTGCCGAGATGCTGAAGGACGGCGAGGACGTGGACCAGAAGGCGGTCAAGCGCGTCTGCGTCCGATTGCTCGTCGCCGCGCTCGCGGCCGACATCGACGTGAAGACGGACATCGCGAAGGTGAGCCAGCTTTCGTCGTTGCTCGGGTGGTCGAAAGCCAACGCGGGCGGGTTGAAGGCGATTTTGCCTCTCGCGGTCCAAGACAAACTGAAGAAGATTTCCTAAGGATTCGCAAGGAATGAATCAGGACATGAACGCACCTCTCCTCCCTCCTCCGATCAACGATCCGATGGCGACGCGCAACCCGGAGGCTTACAAGAAGAAGTCGAACCTGGGTCGCCCGCCGAAGCGCGCGAAGATGAAATGCCTCGTCGCGAAGTGCAAGCGCGTGGCGACGGTTCGTGGACTTTGCCAGACGTGCTATTACGCGGCGAAGCGCGAGGTCGAGCGCGGGAACGCGACATGGGAGAGGATTCAAGCGGCGGGACTTGCGTTGCCTTCCGCGCGGTGCTCGAATTTCATGGAGCAGTTCGCGCGCTCGGTGGACGGCAAGGGCAAGAAATGAAGCTGGCAATCTGCATCCCTTGCCGCGGATCGGTGTCGGGAACGGCATTCCCCGCGCTCGCTTCCGAGATCGCCGACGTGACGTACTTTTGGAACACGGAGTACGGAGAAGGAAGCTCGCGGCTATTCTCGATCGCGCGGTCGCACATCGCGCTCGCCCGCGCGCGGCTTCTCTCGTGCGCCGCGGACTGGGGCGCGGACTGGATCTTGTGGATCGACGACGACGCGATCCCTGAAGTCGGCACGTTTCGTAAGCTCTATGCGCATAAAAAGGACATGATCGTCCCGTGGTTCTGCGCTCGTGAGCCGAAGGGGCAATCGGTTTGCTGGAACCTGAAGAAGACGGAAGGCGACAAGATCGAAAAGACCGGCCCGATCGAAAAGCCGACCGAACTCACGCGGATTGGAATGTCGGGGTTTCACTACGTTCTGATGAAGAAAGAGGCGGCGCGCGTCGTTTACGCTGTCTCTCGCGGCGTTCCGTTCAACTACACGATCGAGAACGGGAAGCCCTTCGGCGAGGACTATTGGTTTTTCCAATACGCGTTTTGCGCGGGCATCGAGCTTTGGCTTGACCCGACGATTCACGTCTGGCATTTGGGGGAGACGGTGGTTTGAAAGAAAAAGTCGCCGTCATCACATGCACGGGGGACCGCGCGCTCGCGTGGAAGCTCTGCAAATACTACCAATCTCGGTGGATGGACGTTCCGCACACATGGGTCGTCATCGACGGACCTGCTGCGTCGTACGACCTGAACCTCTATCGCGCCTTCAGGCATCTACCGAAGGGCGTCGAAAAGATCGTCATCATGGAGGACGATGACTGGTACGGACCGAACCACCTGAAGGCGGCGGTGGACGCGCTCGATAAGGTGTCGCTCTACGGCGAGGCTCCCGACCGCTGGTACAACATCCGAACGCCGAGCTACGGGATTCAAAAAAACACGACGACCGCCGCGCTCGCATCGACCGCGTTCCGCGTTGAACTCATTCGCCTTTTCTACGACACGCTTGATCAGGTGACGGCTCGATTCCTCGACATGAACTTCTGGGAAAGGGCGCGACGCGCAGGCGTTCCGCATCTTCTTTCGGACAACCGAAACGTCGTAGGCATCAAGGGAATGCCCGGGCGCGGCGGTTTGGGATATGGACATCGAATCCCGATGGATCACCGCGACCCCGCGTTCGACAAGCTGCGAGAATGGATCGGCCTCGACTACGAGCCGTATCGAAACCTTCACTCGATGCTGGATTTTTCGGTCACGGAATGAGCGAACCCGAAGTCAAAAAACGACGCCCGCACCGCTCAACGATTCCGTTGAAGCTCGATCTCGCGCGCGAGCGATCGAAGGACTTCTATTGGTTCTGCGTCAACATTCTTGACATGCCGCTCTACGAGCCGCTGCATCGTCCGGTGTGCGACTTCCTCACGAATTGGAAGCCCGGGAAATCGACGAAGCTCCTTTTGCTTCCTCGACGACATTTGAAGTCGTCGATCGCGTCGTTCGCGCTCCCGATCTGGACGTTCGCGAACGATCCGGCGTCGTGCATTTTCTTCTCGCACGGCACGAAGGACATCGCGAAGCGATACCTGATGCAAGTGAAGCGCAAGCTCGAAACCGACGAGACGCTTCAGACGCTTTGGGAAAACTCGTTCTTCAAGAATCCAGCCCGCGAATCCCCGTCGTGGACGCAGGGTGAGTTGATCGTGAAGCGTCCCGCCGATCGCGACTTCCGCACCCCGTCGATGGTGGCGGCCGGCGTCGAAGCCGCTCCCGCGGGTATGCACTTTGACATGTTCATTCTCGACGACTTGGTGTACGACCGCGAGTGCATCGAGTCGGAGGATGCGCGAAACAAGACTTCCGACTTCATCGACGAAATCAACTACATGGGTCTTCCGGGCTATCGGAAGATCATTCTCGGAACGCGTTGGCACCATGACGACTGTTACGGCCGACTGATCGACCCGAAGAACGGCAACGCTCAGTTCGTCGATACGCTCATCATGGACTGCGGATGGCGTCCGGGCGGCATCGAAGCGGATTGGGAACCGATCTTCCCGAAGCACCCGACGCTTCCGGTCGGATGCACGAAGGCTGGACTTCAAGAGGAGTATCTGAAGAACCCGCGCAAGTTCGGTTGTCAGATGATGAACAACCCGACGATCGAAGGCGCGACGGCGTTCAAGCGCGACGATATTCAGGTGTTCACGCCGGAACCGGACGGATCACCCCCGATCGAAGAGGCATATCACTACTTCACGGCGGTAGATCCGAACCGCACCGAGTTTCAAAACATCGGAAAGACTGCGCGCGGTGCCGATCCGTGTGCGATCGTCACGGCGGCGATCGACTCGAAAAACCACATCTGGGTGGTGGATGTCACCTCGGGCTATCCGAACGTCTTCGAACTCGTCGATTGGATCTTCGCGCACGTCGAGCGGTGGAAGCCGAAGTGCGTGTTCTTCGAAGCGGTGAACTACCAGACGCAGATCGGAACCGCTTGCACGCGGCGCATGGAGGAGCGCGGGATGTTCTTCTCCGCGGTCCCGCTTGAGCGTGCGAACGCCCGAAAGTCGTCGCGCATCCTCGCAATGCAGGATCGGACGCACGCGAAGGCGCTGCATGTCCGCAACGGCCTCGACGAACTCATTCACCAGATGACGGAGTACGGATCGGCGAAGCACGACGATCAAGTGGAGGCGCTGGCGGATATTCACGCGAAAGGATATGCGCCGTCTTCTTCGGATGTTAGTAAGAACTCAGCCCCCCGAACGGGGGTTCTTCTCGGTCGGATCTTGGACGGTGTATTGAATCGTTCGAACGCTGACGGTCGAACGACGGCGCGATTCGGATGAAACCATGACACTCGACACATTCCAGACGGGCGCGGCGTACGACGTTTCTCTTCCGGGTCTCCAATCGGGCGGGATCGGCGACGACCTCAAACGTGACAGCCCGCGCTTTTGCCAGCGGCTTGTCGATTACTTCCTGAAGCGTCGATCCGAGTTTGACGGCATGTGGGATCTTGTGGACGCGAACTATCGCCACAAGGGCCTCGAAGTCTCGGCGAACCCGCTCAGTATGCAGGTGGACGAGATTTTCCCCGGCCGCGTCTATTCGCTCGTTCACACGATCGAATCGCAGGTCGCGCACGACTCGCCGAAGTTCTACCTCCGCGGGTTCACCGGGATCATGGAGCCCGAGACGGTTCCGGCGATGGAGGACGCGCTGAACAACGAGTGGATGGAGGATTCGACTCTCGATCGCGAGACGCGCCTCTCGATCCGCGACTGCATCAAATACGGCCGTGGCATCGCGCTCACGTCGTTTGAGGCCGACGAAGACTACGACGTTGACCAAGCGACCCAGGAGGCCGACGAAGAACGCGCGATGGCGGTTTCCGACCCGATCGCCGCGCAGATGACCGCCTCTATTGTGGCGGAAACGGCGGCGGCGATTGCGGATGGCGCGCCCGAGGTCGAAGAGGAGACGTTTGAAGGCGACTCGCGCGTCATCTGCGAGCGAGTGAGTACGCGGCGCGTGTCGGTGAGGAACTTCCTCATCGACCCGGACGCGACGAGCGAGCACGACGCGAAGTGGATGGGTCGCGTGGTGATCGCCGATTACGAGGCGGTTCTCCGCGATCCGTCGTTCAAGCGTCGGAAAGAGATCAAGCCGACGAGCCGCGAGCGGATCAACTTCCTTTTCTCCGACGACGCCGACAAGCTCAATCCCTACAAGTGCGTCGCGCTCTACGAACTCTTTCTTCGTCAGCCCGGCGGCGGGTGGAAGCTCGTCGTTTTCGCGGACGGTCACGACTTCTTCATGAAGGAGAAGATGAACCCGTATTGGATCGGGTGCCCGTACGACCTTCTTTCGTGGAACGACGACGGCGAAACGGCGTTCCCGCAATCCGACATCCTTCCGGTGATGTCGCAGATCCTCGGCGAGCGCATCCTTCTTTCGAAGCTGATCGACGCGCATTCGCGGCAAGGGCACAACACGACGTTCCACACTTGCGACCTCGACGAGAATCTTCTCAAGGCCGCGCGGGCTCCGGGCGTCGAGAAGTACGTCAAGGTCGGGACGCAGGTTCAGGGCAATCTCTCGTCGCAATTCCACAAGAACCAGAACGAACCGATCTCGCCGGAGGGCATGAACCTTCTCGCGATCCTTGAACGCGAAATTCAGGTCGGTTCCGGCATCGGCCCGAATCAAGCTGGCCAGGCGATGAAGTCGGAAACGTCGGCGACAGAAGCGGCCGAGGTCGCGGGGTTCTCCCGCGCTCGCGGCGCGCACAAGTTCAAGGCGGTGGAAATGTTCATCGCCTCGATCGCGCGGAAGCGTCTCGGGATTACAGCACAGTTCTTCCGCGAGAACCCGGAAAACGTCGCGTACATCGCTGGCAAGGAAGCGGCGGCGGCTTGGGCCAAGATGCGCTGGACCAAGGGCGACGTTCAGCGAAATCTCAAGGTCAACGTCGAGCCGGGTTCGATGCGCCCGATCAACGACGACCAGCGGCTCAAGCAACTCATTTCGTTCCTTGGGCTTGCGATGCAAAACCCGGTTTGGGCGGCGGGCATTGACCAGCCGGGAGCGCTGAAGCGCGCGTTTCAATATCTTGGGTTCCGCCGCGGAGATCCGTTGCTTTTGGACCAAGATCCGCAGAAGTGGGGTGTGGCGCAGGCGCTCATGGGCCTTCTCGGCCAAGGCGGGAAGGCGTCGATGACCGCCCCGGAATCGGCTCCGGCGAACGCAGGGGCAGTAAATCAAACGAATGTGGCTTGACTTTTCGATGTTCAAAAAATACAACGATGTTGTGAAAATTGAACGCTTGTCCAAGGCTGCGGGTTTTGTTGTCGAGCGCGACGGTGACACGTCGATGATCGGCAGGAAGGCCATTCTTTCGAGCGAAACGTGCGGCGCGGCGGTCCAGACGATCGAATGGGTCCGCGTCCCGTACGCGCTCGAAATCGAGGCCGAGGCGATCACATGGGACGACGTTCTTTCCATCAATGAGGGATGGCGCGGAACGTGGACAGGGGGCGCGAAGCACAACGTCATGGGTGACGACGTACGAACGGCGCACGGTCGCTTGAAGTTCGTCGATCACGGTCTTTGCCAAGGCAACGACTTGAAGGACGTTCCGTGTCTTCCCGACTACTCGGACCCGATCGGCAAGAAGCACTGGCCTCATTACGTTCACTATACAGACCCCAAAACGGGGAAGCATTTCGAAGGGCCGCGTCCGTTCAAAACGCGCGATGAACGGAAATCGTACGAGCGGCTCACAGGTCTTCGCGCGGAGATGTGAACATGTTCACCAAGATGCCGAAGGGTTCGCTTCAACGCAGCCCGATCAGCGCGTTTTCGAGCGGTCCGATGAAGACGTTCAAAACGGGTGCGGACTACAACCGCAAGATGGGGAAGTAATTCCGCATGGACATCGTAGATCCGAACGTAGACACGTCGGCGAATGAAACGACGACGACAACGAACGATGCTGGCTCGCCCCAGGGTTCGCTCGGTGGCATTGATCCTAACACCCTGCCGGATGAACTGCGTTCGGTCTACGACTCCATGCTCGGCGACTACACGCGGAAGACGCAAGAGCTTTCCGCGATGCGCAAGGCGACCGAGGATCAACTTCGCCTCGTGCAAGATCCTCGCGCGCTGAAGGCCATGGCGGCGGCGCATGACGCGATGAACGCGCCGCCCCCGTCTGTCGGTCTCGAACAACTCTTTCCGTCGTTCGGCAAGTACAAGGCCGAAGCGGCGAACGATCTCGACGACAACGCGCGTGGCCCGATCGAATCGACGGCCGTTCACGCGGTCGCGAAGACGTTCATCGAGCCGTTCATTCCCTACATCCAGGCGCTTGAGGGTCGTCTCGCGCAACTGGAAGGTCGCGGCGTCGATCAGGAATGGGCGAAGCTCGTTGAAGCATACCCTGTCGCCGAAAGCCTTCAGCCGAAGGTCAAGGCGTTCATGGATCAAAACAGAAGCGTCAGCTTGAAGCAGGCGCTTTTTGCGGTTGGTGGTGATGAACTCTTCGCGGCTCGGCGAACTCAAGAGCAACCGAAACCTCGGACTCCTCTGAGCAATCCCGAAGACCGCCGTGGAGCGTCCCTCATCAAGCCGCGCCTCGCCGCTTCGAATGGAACCACGAAGGTCGAAGACGGTGAGAAGTCTCTCGCGGAACTCGGCAAACAGGAGATTCGAGCGAATCCCAGCCGATACCCGAGCGGGTGGTCAAGGTAATCAGGAGCTATGGCAACCGCAGGATTTTCCACCGCCAACTACAACTCGTTGGCGACGGCGACTCTTCCGAAATGGTTGAACCAGAAGTCTACCCAGGACATCGTGCATCGCGCGACGCCGGGCCTCTGGTACATGTTCGCGAACGCGAAGTTCGACGTGCTTCCGCATGACCTGATGATTCGCCTCAACGAATCGTTCGGCGGCGGCGTGACGTGGTTCGAGTACTACGATCTCGTTTCGACGACTCCCGTGAAGGGCGCTGCGGCGGCACGTACCGACGTGAAGCAGCTTTCGGCCCCGATCACGATTTCGTTGCAAGAGGCGTGGGAACTCGACACGCCCGAAAAGATCATGAACCACATGGAACTCGTCGCGCAGAAGCAGCTTCTCGCGATCGGCCGTTCCATGGCTGAGTACATGTATCGCGGCAACGCCGTGAACACGAAAGCGATCCTCGGCCTTGAGCAGTGGGCCTATGCGTTGTCGCAATGGGACAATTCGTCGGGTTCGTACACGGTCCCGAGCGCGCTGGCCTACATCAACGATCGTTGGCGCGCTCGTCAAGCGACGAACACCGTCGCGAACATCGCGCGCACCGGCTACTCGGCGGTCGAAACGGGCACGGGTTGGGAGAACGTCGCGATCGACTTCGATCCGGCGGGTTCCAACAGCGACACGTTCGGCTTCACCTCCGGCGCTCCGAATGCGGCCATGATCGCTCTCGATCAGGGCTATTCGTTCGCGTCGGTCGGCAACACCGAGCACCCGGACTTGATCCTCTCGACGAAGCGTCCTTGGGACGATTATCGTTACGCCCTGATGGGCAAGACGACGATCTTCAAGGACGAAGACACGATGAAGGACATGCAGTTCGGGTTCGCGAACGTCAAGTACCAGAACGCGATCTGGTTCCCGGATGACTACGCGATCTCGTACGACGACGTCGGTTCGGTGGATGAGGCGGCGGGCACGGACAAGCTCTACATCATCAACACCGACTACACGCATCTGCTCATCGACAGCCGCGCGAACTTCGCTCTCGGCGAAGAGCTTCTGCCGATGGACCAACACGCCTTTACGCGTCACATCGTGTGGCGCGGGCAGCTCATCTCGTCGAACCCGCAAACGCTCGCGGTTCTCTTCAACTACGGAGCCTGATCCATGAGACTCACGAAATTGGGCGGGATCACGGTTCTCGCCGACGGCACTCTCTACCAAGCGGAAGCGATCGACACGCTCTGGCAGGCCTGGGGCTCGATCGCGGTCGGAACGTGCGTCGGCTTTGCCGGTGGCGATACGACTGGGACGAAGGTGATGAACCCCGTCGCCAACGCGACGGCGGATCACACCGCTCTCGGCATCTACCAGGGCGAGTCGTACCGCGGCGCGGCGACGGGACTCGGCGCGGCGACGACGACTTCGGGGCTTTCGGGTCTCGATGCCGTCTCGGGCAACCACATCCTCGTTCGGACCTTCGGCGTGGCGACGGCGCTCGTTGACGGAACGACCACGGATGCGGCCGACATCAACGCGCTGACTCCCTCGGTCGCGACGGCGGGCGAACTCCAATCGCTCGGCACGACGTTCGACGCCGGCGACTACCCGTTGTTCACCGCGATCGAAGCGAACACCGGTGCGACCGCGGCGAAGAAGGTCTTCGTTCGGGGCATGTGACCTTCGGGGGCGTGATGCTTCGACTTCTACTTCGGTGGCGCGTCTGGAAAGACGGAGATCGGGACTTTCGAAGGTGCATTGGGTGCACTCGGCTCGTGAGGGTCGAAAGCATTTTCAAGAGCGGCGGGTGTCCTCATTGCGGGGCGACGAGCTTCCGGGATACCAGCCGCGCCACCAAGTGGGAACTCTGGCAAATCGTTTTGGGGATCATCTGATGACCGCTGTTCTTGAGCAAAATCGTGCATTCCGTGGACGCCCGTGGGAAGGAAAGAAGGCCGACGCCTGGGCGCTCGTTTCCTTCGAGCGGCGCGAATGGTACTTCGACGTTTCCGCAGGTGTCTTCCGCGAGGCGCAAGTCAAGTGGGAGATGCAGCCGACGAAGACCCCCGGCGCGGCTCCGACGATGCTCAAGAACGGCTATCATCAACCGCCCCGGTTCAACTC